TAACACCTAATCCTTCAGCGTCTTCTGCACCTACAGATTATTTTAATATTTTCTTATACGAAGGCACATATGCAACCAATAGGAATCTTGCGCTAAATACTTTTACACCGGATTGGGTGTGGTTAAAATCAAGAAGTCAAGCTGATAATCACGTTTTAGTTGATAGCTTAAGAAGAGATGGTGATAATTTCCCAAATGTGCACGCTAATAACACAGATCCTGAAGCGAGTGATTCTCATCCTAAAATTATTACAAATGGTATTCAAGTATCTCAAGGTTTGTATGATAACAATGGTGTAACATTTGTAGCTTGGTGTTGGAAAGCTGGAGGTGCACCGACCGCAAGTAATACTGCCGGCGTTGGAGAAGTGCCTACTGCTGGAAGCGTTCTTATAGATGGTAAAGAAACAACTGCGCCTTTAGCAGGCTCAATTGCAATAGATAAATTAAGTGCAAATACAATATCAGGTTTTTCCATTGTAACATACACCGCAAATAGTAATACACAATGCACACTTCCTCACGGATTGAATTCAGCACCTAATATGGTAATTATAAAAAATAGAGATACAAGTTCAAACGGTCAATGGGTTATAGGACAGGATATAAGTGGATTTACAGGTCAACTGTATTTTGATACTGGTGCATTTAGTTCTAATAGTGGTTCGTTTGCCAATACAGCACCAACTTCAAGTGTTGTTACTATTAACACAGATAACACAGTAAACGAAGGTACAGATGAATTTGTTATGTATTGTTTTCATAGCGTAGAAGGCTATTCAAAAATTGGCGCATATACTGGCAACAATAATAGTGATGGAGTGTTTGTCTATACTGGGTTTAGGCCAGCTTGGATTATGACTAAATCCACTGGTAGTGGTAATTGGTACATTAATGACACAGCACGATCGCCGGGCAATCCAACGAGTTCTTTTGGAGATAATTTATATGCCGATTTAAATAATGGTGAAAGCGGAAATGGTATGGATATACTTTCAAATGGATTTAAAATAAGGAATACAGATGCATCACAAAACGCTGCTACAACATTCTTTTATCTGGCTTTTGCGGAAGCCGAAAGTAAACAAGCGAATGCAAGGTAAAACTATTATAAATAGAAATAAATTAAGGAAAGATTATGGCGTATATAGGTAAAAGTCCGCATCAAGGTGTAAGATCACGATTTGTTTTTCAAGCCTCAGCCGGACAAACGACTTTCACTGGATCAGATGCGAATTCATTGACTTTAAGTTACACAGACACTTTATATATGGATGTGTATCAAAATGGTATCTTACTTAAAGCATCAGACGACTACACCGCTGCCGACGGAAGCACTGTAGTATTAGTGCAAGCTGCGAGTAGTGGTGATCACGTTGAAATGGTAGTTTATGATGTTTTTGGTGTTCAACAAACTTACACTAAAACCGAATCAGATAATAGATATCCTTTTAAAGGAAACAACAGTATAATAAGATTAAATGGACAAACGATAAATAATGATATTACAATTGATTCTGATGAAAATGGATTATCATCAGGACCTATAACTCAAAATGCAACAATAACACTCAACGGTTATTGGACGATAGTGTGATGGAGATTTCATGGCAAGTGTATTAAAAGTAGATTCAATAGAACCATCAACTGCTAGTAAAGTAACTTTAAATAGTTCCGGCCAAATACTTGAAATTGTATCATCAGTATGTGATGGCAGTACGGTTAATGGGTATACTTTTGAAAATGTAACTGAAGCACAAGAATTTACAACAACTTTTACTGATGTTACTGGATCATCTATTTCGTATACACCACCATCACAAGCAACTCAAGTAGCGTATGAGTTTAATTATCAAGCAGGTTTTACAGACAATCATTCAATTAATTCTTTAAAATTTTTTATTGATAGTGATGAAATACTTTATGCTAGATCAACTTATACTGCAAATTCTAACTTTTCTGCAAGATTAAATTTTAAATGGGTTATCAATATAGGCGGTACTGCTAGCACTAATACTGGAAGAGTAGCGACTTGGACATCTGCTAAGACATTAAAGATTCAAGGTAGAGAATACGGTAGTAGTAATGAGGGAAAAATTCATCATCACAATTACTGGGAAGGCTCTGGTACTGGTGGATTTTCAATGCCTACATTAACAATTACGGCAATAAGGTAAAGATATGACAAGTCAATTAAACGTAGATACAATTGTAGATAAACCCGGAACCGGTGGCACGAATATTAAGGTAGGTAATACATCTACCTATGTATCTGATAATGGTGCAGTTACTCAAAATGTTGTTCAAAGTTTAGTAAAACAAAGATTATATTATAATCAAGTAGCTAGTTCTATAAAAAGTAGTTTTAATGTTAGCAGTGTAACTGATGGTTCAGCAGGAAGAATGGCTGTAAATTTAACATCATCGTATACTAGTCTTGATGAATATCAAGCACATGGATACGGAAATGCTTATAACGGAGATTCTTGGGGCGGTAACAATACAACCGCAGTTAAAGTTAATTGGGCATTTACTAACACAACCAGTTTATATGATCATACTAATCATACAGGTAGTTATGTTGATGGAACATATGCGTACTGTTTTTCATTAGGAGACTTAGCATGAGTAAAGCGGCAGAATTAGCAAAAGTAGGTGAGGTATTTACTAACGGCCAGCTTAGTGGCCGAAGAAATATGATCATCAATGGCGCATACCAAATTGCACAAAGAGCTACAAGTTCTACTGGTCAAGGAGCAGATGAAGGTTATAAAACTGTTGATAGATGGAATTATACTGTTGGAGGAACAGCAACAGCAGGTAGATTTACTTTAACACAAGATACATCAGATGCACCTACAAGTGAAGGTTTTGGATTTTGTACTAAGTTTGATTGCACTACGGCAGATACATCTATTGCAGCAGGAGAAGCACTTATATGGAGAACAAAACTTGAAGGAGGGGACCTTCAGGGTATTAAAAAAGGTACTTCAAATGCAGAGAAAATTACTTTAAGTTTTTATGCAAAAGGAACGGCAGCAACTTATGCTGTTGAACTTCACGATGAAGACAACTCAAGACATAACACACAAAAGTTTACAGTCACTACAAGTTGGCAAAGATTTGAGTTGACTTTTGCTGCCGACACGACTGGTGAATTTAATAATGATCAAGCTGCAAGTTTAGGTATAGCTTTTTGGCTACATGGTGGCTCTGACTATACTGGAGGAACTTTTACATCTAATACTTGGGCATCAAGAACTGCTGCAAATGTTGCAGTAGGCATAGACTCTTTTTATAGTAGTACAGATAATGAGTTTTTTATAACTGGTATTCAACTAGAAGTAGGCTCTGTTGCCACACCATTTGAGCATAGGTCATTTGGAGAAGAAATGCAGTTGTGTCAAAGATATTTTGTAAGACTTTCAAGAAATGATACTTATGGTGAATTTTTCTTATTAAGAACATATGATACATCAAACGGCACTTGTGCTCATCATTTACCAGTTCCAATGAGAACTTCACCTACATTAGAAACGTCTACTGTAAACTCAAGTAATTTTGCTTATTCTTTGTCAGCATTATCAATAGGTCATGCTTCAACTAATTTTCAAAATGTAGAGTTGTTTGCTACTGGTAGTTTTACTGCAAATGGAGCAGCAGTAGTACAAAAAGCTAATAATACGGATGTAATAACTATAGATTTTAAAGCAGAACTTTGAGGATTATATGAAAATTTTAACAGCAAAATATTTTAAAGGACGAAGTGAAACCCCAATAAGCATTACTTTAACCACAGATATAGGTACAAATATGTCTGTCCCTATCGCAGAGGGTAATTCAGAGTACCAAGAGATTTTGAAATGGGTAGCAGAAGGCAATAAGATAGAGGACGCAGAATGAGTACTATAGGTGTAAAAGCGATACAAGATCCAGATTCATTTTATTATAAATAGATAAAAATATTTAAGGATAACAAATGGCAAATCCAACTTCAAGAGCAACATTAATAGACTATTGTAAGAGGCGTTTAGGCGATCCTGTAATTGAAATTAATGTAGATGAAGATCAGGTAGAAGATCGCGTTGATGAAGCGCTGCAATACTATCAAGAATTTCATTCTGATGCTACTGTAAGAACATATTTAAAGCATCTAATTACTGCAGATGATGTGACGAATGAATATATTTCTGTGGCCAGTAATGTTTTATTTGTCTCTAAGATGTTTCCATTGACGAGTTCATTTCAAAATTCACGTAATTTCTTTGATATTAAATATCAGATGATGTTGAATGATATTGCCGATTTAATGAATTTTGCAGGTGATCTCGCTTACTATGAGCAAATGCAGCAATATCTATCGCTATTAGATATGAAATTAAACGGCCACCCTCAAGTACAATTTTCGAGAAAACAAAATCGATTGTATATCTTCGGTGATTTTGCCGATAATGACATTAAAGCCGGTGATTATATAGTTGCCGAAGTTTATAGTATAGTTGATCCTGATACACACACATCTGTATACAATGATATGTTTTTAAAAGAATACACCACTGCATTGATAAAACAACAGTGGGGTATGAACTTAATTAAATTCGAAGGAATGCAGTTGCCCGGAGGAGTCGTTTTAAATGGAAGACAAATTTATGATGATGCTACTGCTGAGATAGCCACGCTCAGAGAAAATTTAAGATTAGAACATGAATTTCCACCAGACTTTTTCGTAGGATGATATGGCAACTAATTTATATTTCAGTCAAAAGGTAAAGTCAGAACAAAACCTTTACGAAGACATTATAATCGAATCTCTAAAGATATACGGTCAAGACGTATATTATCTTCCTCGTGATCTCGTTAATGAAGACACAATACTCGGTGACGATCCAGTATCAAGCTTCAATTCATCACACACCGTAGAAATGTATATTGAAAACACAGAAGGATTTGAAGGCGAAGGAGACCTGTTTACACGATTTGGTGTGGAAATAAGAGATGAAGCCACATTTGTAGTTTCAAGAAAAAGATGGGAAGATACTGTAAAGAGATATGATAATGAAATTACATCTGAAAGACCTTCAGAAGGCGATTTAATTTATCTGCCACTATCTAATTCATTATTTCAAATTACTCATGTAGAGCATGAGATGCCGTTCTATCAATTAAGTAATTTACCAGTTTATAAATTGAGATGTCAACTATACGAATACACTGGAGAAGATTTAGATACTGGTGTAGATACAATTGATGATATTGAAAATAAATACGCTTACAAATATGTATTATCATTAAGTAATGCTAGAGATAGTGCAAACGCTACTGCAACGGTAGTTGCTGGTAAAGTTACAAATATAGTATTAACAGACAGTGGTAGTAACTATTTTACAACTCCGACTGTTACACTCATAGATCCAACAGGTGTTGGTGCACAAATTACTGCAACAATCGATAGTAATAATGGAAAGGTTTCAGCATTAACATTAGTTGATTCCGGTACGGGTTTTACAAATGCAAGTCCAACCGTTCGTTTCACAGCTCCTACAACAAACATATTCAAAGTTGGAGAAACAATTACGAGTGCAAGTGGAGACACTACTATGCGAGGTGAAGTTGTTAAATACTCAGACTCGGATGATAAACTACACATCATACATGCAGGTGCGGATGATGGAAAGTACCACACATTTGTACCAGACAAAAAGGTCATTGGACTTACAAGCGGAGCCGGTGGTATCATTACATTAGTTGTAGAAGACAATCAGTTATCACAAAACGAGCAGAACACAGATTTTTCAACTAACAGTACTGACTTTATTGACTTTACTGAAAACAATCCATTTGGTGATACGGAGAATAACTAATGTTTGGTACACACTTCTATCACGAAAAAACTAAAAAAGCTGTTGCTATATTTGGTAGGCTGTTTAACAACATATATGTTTTAAGAAAAAATTCTTCTGGAGCTGTGATAAGCCAATTAAAAGTTCCACTATCATATGCACCAAAACAAAAATATCTTGAAAGAATAAGAGAAAATCCAGATTTAACTAATGACACTAAGGTTGCAATAAAGTTACCAAGAATGTCTTTTGAAATAACATCAATTGCATACGATAATGCAAGGCAGCTTGCAAAATCAAGTGCTTTCAAGAATGAAGGAACATCAGTAAGTACAAGACAAAAGTTTTTTACACCAGTTCCATATTCAATAAACTTTCAACTTAATGCATATGCTAAATCGCAAGATGATGCATTGCAGATAGTAGAACAAATACTACCAACTTTTAATCCTCAATACACTATAACTATAAAACCATTTGCAAATCAATATCCTGGATTTTTAGAAGATATACCTATTATAATTAATGGTGTAGCTTTTTCAGATGATTTTGAAGGTGCAATGGAGCAGAGAAGAACGATTATATACAGTTTGGACTTTGAGATGAAACTAAGCTATCATGGTCCAATAGCAAATACAAGTATCATTCGTCAGGTAGACGCTAAAGTATTTAACATGGATGCCGGACTGAATGATTCTGACATAGGATTAGAAACAATACGAGTAACACCAAATCCGACATCAATCACAGGAATGCCCGATAGTGATTTTGGATTTACAACAACAATTTTAGATAGTGCGAGTTAAAAATGTATCACTACCCCTGTAAAATAATAAAAGTAGTCGACGGAGATACTGTTGACGTAGATATAGATTTAGGCTTCGGCGTATGGATGAAGAATCAAAGAATACGTATGTACGGCATTGATGCACCTGAATCAAGAACATCAAATCAAACCGAGAAAAGATATGGAGTAGCCTCTAAGAGATTTCTAGAAGGCATGTGCGATGATAAAAACGGATTGGTTTTAAGAACACATAAAGATAAAAAAGGTAAGTTCGGAAGAATATTAGGAGAATTGTGGCGAACTACGGATTATGCAGATCAATCAATAAATGAATACATGATAGAAAAATATCATGCAGTAAGATATATGGGTCAATCTAAAGATGATATTAGAGATGAGCACATAAAAAATAGATTAAAAGTTACATTAGATGAGTAATAAAAATGAAATGGAAAAATTCTTTCCTCCTGAAGAAAAGAATGTTGATAATGATTACAAATATTCAAGAGACACTTACTACGAACTCGTTGAAAAAGGTAAGCAGAGTTTAGAGTTAATGATTGAAGTTGCTCGAGAAAGTGAACATCCACGCGCATTTGAAGTGTTATCAGGTATGATTAAAAATATTTCAGATGTTAATGATAGACTAATGGATTTAAATAAAAAGAAAAAAGACTTAGATAGAAAAGAAGAGATTAAAAATATCGCAAACACTACAA